AGCGTTCCGCATGTCTATAATTACGAAAAAATTAAGACAGGAAATACGCGGTACTATACCAAGAACAAACAAACAAAACGAGCTGGCCAATGGCGCATTGATCCGAGCAAAGTCCTGCTCATCTTTGACGAGGATCATAGGTGCAAGGGTCACAAAAGCGAAAACAGCAAGCTCATGATTGCAGCGAAGGACAAAGGTATTCCTACCTTGTCTTTGGGTGCTACGAGTTGCTCCAATCCTGTGGAAATGCGGGCGTTGGGGTATCTCCTCGATATGCACGATGACGCGGGCTGGTGGAAGTGGTGTCTCAGGAACGGATGCAAGAAGGGGGTCTTTGGAGGGCTGGCTTTTAAGGGTTATGCCAGCGTCCTGAAGCGTCTTCACGATCACATCTACCGAGACGGTCGGGGGAGCAGGATTAGAATTAAAGACCTGCCCCCCGGCTCATTTCCGGAAACTTTAATTATCCCCGAGGGCTATGACCTTGGTGGAGATGCCGGTTCCAATATCGATTTAATTTATAAGGACATGAAAGCCGAGCTTGATGCCTTAGACCTGAAGCGTGCGACCGATGAGGAGAGTGCCTTAGTTATCCAGCTTCGGGCAAGACAGGAAGTGGAATTGCTGAAGGTTCCCACAATTGAGGAGTTGGCCGAGGATGCCCATGCGAGTGGAAACTCAATTGTTATCTTTGTTAATTTTCGGAGCACCGCTCAGGCATTAATTAACCGGCTCACACACTTGGATGATGAGATTGGTTTTGTCGGAGGTAGTCAGAACAAATGGGAGCGTGAGCTGGAGGTTAAAAAGTTTCAGCGTGATGAGAGTCGGATCATTGTGGTCATGACACAGGCCGGAGGAACCGGTCTTAGTCTGCACGATGAGCATGGCGATTATCCAAGGGTCTCATTAATCAGTCCGAGCTTCAGTGCGATCGATTTAAAACAGGCTTTGGGCCGGGTTCATCGTGCAACCGGTAAGACTCCCAGCATTCAGAAGATAGTATTTGCGAATGACACGATTGAAATGGGCGTCTGCAAAGCCGTCCGCGGTAAGCTTAACAATATAGATCTCATCAATGACGATGAGATGAATCCAATATTATGAATTTACACGGGGCCATAGCTCAGTTGGAAGAGCGCCTGATTTGCATTCAGGAGGTCGTCGGTTCGATCCCGTCTGGCTCCACCAATTTTAACGCTCCCATAGCTCAGTTGGTAGAGCACTTCCATGGTAAGGAAGGGGTCATCAGTTCGAATCTGATTGGGAGCTCCATTTAATATGAAAACTAAAATAATATCTATACTCTTACGACCTTTAACCTTAGCCCGGAGATTTTTTACCCGGCGCAATCGCGCTCTGGAAAAGGAGCCCGGGGATAAAATGATACGGCGACCGTATTTATAATTTGCATTTGTTCTACATATGTATTACAAATAACTCAGAACAAAAACCACACACCACACACTAATATGAGATTTGAACCCGACCACGATCCGGATCCATTGCGATCCAAATTTAAAACAATTGATAGCTTGGATGATCTCCCGGCCGATCGAACGGAGCTGATGAACGATCTTAAAGATAAGATATCAGAGATGCTCACGATCCATGAAAAGAATCACCCGGAAGATAACAGCTTGGTAGCATACACCGCGTTCCAGGAATTACAGATTCACACGCTTCAGCATGAGATTAAGAATATGTATGAAGTCCTCATGAGCATGGCCGCAGCCCTAGACGAATTAAAAGGATGAGCGAAGATATTAAGGATCTGCCCATAATTAAAATCCTATCCCAGGAGGACGAAATGCATGTAAAGCTTGAGCTCGAAATGGAGGATGAGACTAGGGACACTCTTGTTAAATGGGGCAAGGAAGATGCAACCGACGACGACTATGTCAACATAGCGATCCGCGAAGGGTTCCGTAACATTTTAAGGGAGAAGGAGGATTCTGATGAAGATAGTAATAAGTGATTTCGAGTGCGAGTATTCCGCAGAGATAAAAGACGGGTGCACATTGGACGAAGTTGTAACGGAGCTTAAAGGTTTGCTTGTATGCTGCGGCTTTAACCCCGCGACCGTTGACCGTCAGCTAAACCCTAACGAGTGGGCGCTTGCAGAAGATGAGTAGTCCAGATCAACATCACGAGCTTGGGCCTAGCACATTAAAATATGTGGAGATTTGCCCAAGCTATCGATCCAGTAACGAGACCAACCCATTTGCTGAGGAAGGAACTAAGCTCCACGAAGCAGCTGAGACAGGAAACCTAGATGGCTTGGATGAGGAGCAGATGAGGTTGGTCATAGCATGCTTGGATTATATTAAACCTTTGGAGGATGGAGCAGATGATATCTATAAAGAGCTACGAGTCGAAATTAAGCATGGATGAAGAATATGAGCTCACACTTCTACTGGATGGGAAAATGGTGACCGGTAGAGAAGTAGTGACATACGGCGACAGCGTTTACATTCGGACATGGGATGAGGATATACCGATCTACGCATTTAAAATGAACCGGGAATTGCAGAGGATATTAAAAGATGGCTACGATATTTGGAACAGTTGATTTTGTCAGCATTAAGGATGACCACGCTGATGTGGTCGATTATAAATACGGACGAGGTCCGGTCGATGATAGCGATATTAACATCCAGGGACAGGCTTATTTGCTTGGGGTTATGGATAAATTCCCTAAGCTTAAGACCGCGACCGTCCACTTCATTCTCCCCCGCCGGGATGAGATACTGACTCATAGTTACAAGCGCGAGGATATGGAAGATATCCGTCTTCGAATTAATTTAATCATAGAAAAAGCTGAGGCTGAGAATGCCGAAGCGATTCCTAATAGTGAAGGCTGCCGGTACTGTAAGCATAAACTTTCCTGCCCTGCCCTATCGGATAAATTATTACCTCTCGCCAAGAAATACAGCGAATCAGTAAACGATTTCGAAATGGCTTTGTGGGGAAACTACAGCCCCGAGAAGGTGGATGATCCGATGGTCTTATCGCGCATGCTGAATGTCGCACAGGTGGTCGATAAATGGCAGGCTGCGGCTAAGAAACAGGCTTTGAAGCTGGCGGTTGAGGATGGCGAAGATATCCCCGGATATAATTTACATTACCGTAATGCGACAGCTAAAATTGAGGATGCACAGGAAGCCTTTGAGGCATTAGAGCATATCATGACGCCCGAAGATTTCATGAGTGCGTGCAGCGTTTCCGTTTCCGCATTGGCAAAAAAATACGCTGAGAAACTGGAGCGTGGTCAAAAGAAAAGTGCTCGCGGAGTGGTGGAACTGAGCCTTGAGGAGGCCGATGTCATCGCATCGGAAGAAGATCGGGATCGATCTCCATACCTCCGCAAGTCCCAAAATCTTTAATCTGAGTGTATAACATTCAGCATACAAACAAATACAAATACAAAATAATAATAAAATGGCAAAAGCAACATTAAGTGAAAAAGTAAGTGAAACGACCTCCGACGCGGAAGCAGCAGGAGATATTATCGAAGGATCCCCAACCGCATCCTTGGCGATTCAGCCCGGACAAGGTTTGGTGGGAGATTTCGATGCGAGCGATATCAGCTTTCCCAAGCTGCAAATTGCTCAGGGAGTAGGAGCATTATCCGAAACCTATAAGAAAGGAACCATCGTTTTAGATGGCGAAACGGAAATCAGTGACGGCGAGCAGGAGGTAGAGTTTACCGTATGCCGGATTGGTAAGATGTTCGAAGAGAACATTGAGTGGGACAGCGGAGAGATTCCTCGCATCATGAGCACGAAAGCGGAAGTCCTTGAAGCAGATCCGGATGCTACCTTTGTGTGGCAGGATGGAACTCCAGCATCATGGAAAGCAATCGCTGATGCTCTGGTCTGCATCAAAGGAGATAATCCCGACGACTTCCCATTCGAGCACGAAGGAAATAATTATGCATTCGCTGTCTGGAGAATTAAGGGGACTGCGTATAAGCATGCGGCGGTACCGATTTTTACCGCAGCCAAGATGTATTACCGGGAAGGTATTAATACCGGTTCGTTCAGGCTTACCACAGAAAAGGTAAAAGCTGGTAATAACTTTGTCCACGCTCCGAAGCTTAAAAAAGGAACGAAGCACGATCCGAAGTTCGTCGAGTGGCTGAAAGATTTTAGCTAGTTGGCTCATATCGATTAGTTGTGGTGTGTAGGGGGCTGGAGTTTGTGTTCTCCAGCCCCCACTACCCACGACAATTCACCTTTCATAAAAACCACACACCACAATTATGAAAAATAAAAAAGTAGCAGCACTAGATTTCGAGACCTTTTACAGTAAGGATTACTCGATAGCGGGAAGTTCTACCTACCAGTATGTAATGCATCCGGAATTTGATGCATACCTTGTATCAATTTACTGTCCGGAATTTGAATATGTCGGGATGACCAAGGATTTCGATTGGAAGAGGTTAGACGGTTATACACTGATCGCTCACAATGCATCCTTTGACCAAAGAGTTTTTGAACGGTGCCAGGAGCTTGGGATCATTCCAACGGAGATATCAGTATGAGACGGAAAAAACTAGAAGTTGAATGGGAATGCTCCGCGGACATGTGCGTATATTTTCAATTCCAAAGAAATCTAAAAGGCTCAGCCAAAGAGATTCTTGGGGTTGAAATGGACAAGGGAGTCCGGACGAACATGAAGGGCAAGACATGGGATGACATGATCGCCTTAGATGAATCCAAGGATGTTCTTCAGTACGCATTGGATGACGCGAAGTTTACCTACCAGATTTGGGAGAAGCATTCCGACAAATGGCCGGAAGAAGAAAAGCGACTGTCCCGGATGACCAGAGCTATGGCTTATGAAGGTCTACCGATTGATGTCACGCTCATGGAGAATTCCATAAACCTTCTTGAGAAAAGATTATTCGAAGCAAAGAAGGCGTTACCTTGGTATGGGGAGATCGATCCGGACACCAAGAAGGAGTATGTCGTATACTCCAAAAAGGCTTTGGCGATTGAGTGCCGTAAGATTGGTATCGAGCCTCCTAAAAGTTTAGCCAAGGATAGTCCTGTTCTTGAAGAATGGGTGAAAGAGCATGGCGATAAGATTTCGTTTGTCGCGGATATGCAGAATTACAATCGGATCAATATGCACTTGAAGCGATTACGCTCGATGCAGGATCGACTGACCCCGGATGGCAAGATGTCTTATAACATGAAGTATTTTGGAGCGGATGCTACCGGAAGATGGAGCGGTGATGCCGGGTTCAATGTTCAGAATCTACCTCGCGAATCTAAATACGGAGTTAACATTCGCAACTGCATTTCGGCTGGCGATGGAAATACTCTGATAGTATCCGACCTTTCTCAAATTGAGCCAAGGCTGACCGCGTTTCTTGCGGGCGATACCGACTTTCTTGATCTCATTAAGAAGGGGATGAGCCCGTACGAGGCACACGCAAGGCAGACAATGGGATGGACAGGCGGGAAACTGAAGGACGAAGATCCTGAGCTTTATCTTTTGGCTAAGGTTCGTGTTCTTCAACTGGGCTATGGATCGGGATGGTCTAAATTTGCCGATACAGTCGCATTGTATGGTCAGACACAGATTCTAGATCAGGATTTCAGTCGGGCGGAGGAGTTACGATTTCAGGAATATGCTGGAAAGTACATGCCCGGAAAAGCGACCTTATACCCGCAACTTCCGACCGATGACCGTCGTCAATGGGTCAATGCCTTTATACAAGTGATGGATTTTCGCGACAAGAATCAGAAGATTACAAAGTCTTGGAAATCACTGGATGTACAGCTTAAGCAAACCGCGAGTGAAGGGAATGATTTTGAAATCCCCCTACCCTCCGGCCGGACGCTTAAGTACTTTCGCTGTAGGCATGAGCCCGATGGCGTAACATGTGCGACTCAAAAAGGATCGATCCGTCGGACCAAAATGTACGGAGCTAATCTGTTTCAAAATAGTGTTCAAGCACTGGCGCGGGACTGCTTTGGCTTCATCATGAACCGCTTAACAGATGCGGGATTTAAGATTGTATTACACGTGCATGACGAAGTTGTCATCGAGGTTCCTGAATCTATGGCGGAGGAATCTAAATCAGCAATTGAAAAAATAATGGGGCAAGCCCCCGAATGGATGCAAGACGTACCACTCGCATCCGAAGCAATAATTACAAAACAATATACAAAATGATTATCGGACTAACGGGAAAGAAAGGGTGTGGAAAGTCAACGGTTGGGCGAATTATCGCCGAGCAGTATGACTATGGAATTAAAAGTTTTGCCACACCGATAAAATTAATGCTGTCAGCCATGGGGCTGACTAATGACCAACTATATGACCCTAAAAAGAAAGAAGAAATGATTCCTGAATTTGGTAAAAGCCCAAGAGAACTATGCCAGCTTTTAGGCACAGAATTTGGGAGAACTCTCGTTTCTCAAAATATCTGGGTCAGTTCGCTCGAAAAGAAACTGGATGGTGGGAACTATGTAATTGACGATGTCAGATTCCCCAACGAGGCCGCGATGATTCGGGCACACGGTGGGGTCATCGTGCGGGTTGTTCGCGGCTTGGAGGATGAGGAGCCTGAACACATATCGGAAGCTGGACTTAATTCTGAGCTTATTAACTACGAGATCCGGAATATTTCATGCCATGAAATGGATCTTAAAAATGAGACTAACCGTGTACTAGAGGAGATATTATATTATGGAGCTATTCTCGATTCCAAATCTCAGGGCTAGTCAGGTAAGTAAATCTAAACCGTGGGAAGTCGAGTTCGATCTTCCTGAGTTTAGAAATACCACTGAATTTAAGGCATGGGCTGCGAGCCCGAGCACCGTGTATTGTGCGTATTCAACGGGTGAAGGAGTTGATCCCGGCCAGCGTGTTAGTGAAGCGAATCCGATGCGATATCTTCACGGCGTGACCGTTGATTGGGATGCAGATTTTACGGATGAAGAATTCGAGGAAATTGTCCGCCGGATGATTGATCATGAATACCCTGTTAATTATATCTCCCGAAGCTATAGCGGAGGTATTCATGCGGTTTGGTTCTTTGAAGATCCAATTTTCTGCCATGGGAGTAAGACCAATGAGAAATTCCTTGGACGGTTGGCGAAAGAGCTGAAGCTTGATGGTAGAGACGCAATTGCTCGCGGATTTGATTCGGGTATATTCAAGCGTCAGCATTATCTCTTGCACGGACATAATTGGAAAGCGGTTAGTCCGGATGCCAGGATTCCCACCGCTATGCTTCACTACTGGCAGTATGAGACGACCAAGTCATCCGACTTCCGTGGGCACGGTACTGTTATTCCATTGGATGCGGTTTACGCAGAAATCCAACGAGTCTGGCCTGATAACCAATGGCCTACGGAATTTGTTGAGGGCAGCCGAGGACCGACCTTTTGGGATCCGGGTGGAGGGCATAAGACTCAGAATGCCGCAATCGTTCGGGAGACCGGGATGCAGGTGTTCAACATGCCCAAAGGATTTTATACTTGGGCAGAGATTACGAGCAACGAATTCGTAAGAAATTATGAAGTCGGGCGGATTGGTAAAGCGATTGAGAATTACTGGTACGATGGACGGAATTATTTTATCGAGGATGGTAGTGGCGGCTTCATAATGAGCTTAAAAGAGGAGTGCCAATTGGATCTCCAATGCCGGCACAATCTTTCCGGCCGACCCGCAAGACATGAAAATGTATCGGAGGTTAAGCAGGCTCTGTTTCAGATAAACTCAGCCAAGCGGATTGAAGCGGGGTTGCCCTTTTGCTTTGTAAAATCTCAGATCGTTAAGCATGAAAACCGTACGTATTTCAATACGGCACGGGTTCGACCGTTAACTCCTGCGGATCAAGCTGGTGAATGGGGAGCAGAATTTCCCGTCATCGCAAAATGGATGGATCACATGCTGGGAGAAAAGCAATTGAAGTATGAATTAGCTTGGCTCAAGCATGCGTACGTAAATGCGTACGCTGGAAATCCGAAAAGGGGGCACGCACACTTTTTAGTCGGTCCTCCTAATTGCGGGAAAACTCTGTATAACACTATTATACTTGGCGGATTATTTGGCGGTGGAATCAAGGCGTCAGAATATTTGACCGGCAAGAGCGAATGGACGGATCACCTTTTTGAATACGGTATGTGGCTTGTCGACGATGAGGCTCCGACCGCTAGTACGGCTATGCATACTGCATTTACAGCCCGGCTGAAAGAGCATATCGCGAATGATACATTCTTGATCAACGGCAAGTTCAAGAAGTCCGGTCGTGTCTACTGGAGAGGTAGAATCAGCTGCACCCTAAACGATGACCCCGTTTCCATGAGGCTTCTTCCCGATTTGGATATGAGCATCAAGGACAAGCTCATGGTCTTCAAATGCAACGACGGGTTTGATTTTACGAAAGATATTAAACAAGTGGTAACCGCGGAACTTCCAGCCTTCGCCTCATGGCTTTTGGCTCACGAGGTTGAGCCTAAGCTATTGGAGACTCGGTTTGGAGTGAAAGCCTTTGTAAACTACGATTTGGAATCCCGAGCTCGTGCCGATAGTCGGTACAGCCACATCATTGAGATTCTCGCTATGTTCAGAAGGACTCTTCAGGATGATAGTTGGGAAGGAACCTGTTCCGAGCTGATGGTTGTACTCTCGGCCAATGAAAACAATCGCGTATTGCTCAAAGAGTTAACCCCAAGGAAATTGGGTTGGGGGTTAAGTCATATGCTTTCAAAGGGATTTGATTGGGTTAACCGTTCCGAAAAATTACAGTATGGATGGAGAATTAGCGGTGAATAAACGGTCGGGCGTACTTTACGAGTACGAATTCTTTACCCGCGCCCTTCGCAATAATCTCGAAGTTTTCACCCCCGCCGGAGACCACCTACCAGTTGACTGCATGGTGGTCAACGGTGCGGGTCGGGTTTTTAGAGTACAGGTCAAGGGCACGGGTTCGGGTCACCAGCACATGAGAAAATCAAAACGGTACAAAGTAACGGCGGCTACCGGTAGAGAACAAAAAACCCAGATCGACTGCACAAAAGTAGACATTTTAGCTGTCTACATTGAGCCGCACGATTTATTTTACATAATCCCATGCCTGGAGCTTGACTGCATCGGCCCTTGGTTTTATCCGGAGACGGAAAACTCACGGGGTAAATACGAAATGTACAAAGAAAACTGGGAGCCGTTTAAGGCAAACTCTTAGAATTCTCAAAGAATCCAGATCGGCGGAGTCTTACTCGGACCGTCTCTTCAGAAACTCCCAAACATCCCGCAATTATTTTTGGGTGCATGCCCGCTGCAAATCGGGCGTAGACCATTGAATCCCAGAATTTCATTCTTTCGCTCATCCGTTTTTGCTCGGGACGGAAGAGATAACCTTTTTTTTCAGGTTCTTTAGGTTTCTCATCAACCACCCCAAAAGCGTGCCGAACCTCCTCCGCGGTCAGGCCAAGCTTTTCTAAAACCGAACTCTTAGGATTCTTCGGTTTCTTCTTTCGGGTCATAAGTTAATTCGAACATCTGAGACACTGATTGCTTGGGCGGAAAGTCAACTGCACCCTCACTCCATATTTCAGTTTTATCATCATTAAATTCAAAATGAACCTTAATCAGAATATCCGCAGCCATCTCATTTTCGAGTGCGCAAAGGCGTACCTGAGGAACAAGATCATCCGCGATCTGTTTTGCTTGAATAGATACTGCATCGAGCATATTTTGCTCCTGCTGTTTTTGTTTTTCCAACCACTCCTTCATAATTTTTTTACTTGATGACTCGATACAATTCCGCCACAATTAAGTCATATATAATGTATAACACAGCTTTACATCGGTGTCAAGTTGCTGCTATTCAATAACTTGCCCGGATGGCGGAATTGGTAGACGCGCTGGATTCAAAATTTCTTTAAACGGCACTAGATGTAGGGTGTAACCGCATAAACACTGGACATCATGATGAAACACACTAACCGTAGTGGTATGAAATCACACACCACCCGATACACATTCGCCACATCTTCGCGGAAAACGAAGATCTATAAACGTTCCGAAAAAGGAGGTTGGACTTTTAAGACAGTCGTCGAAAAAAAAGTTCGTTACTTCCCCCTCGGACTAGACAGAGATGAGGCTCTAAAAATGGCTGACACCATACGCGGGCATCTCATGCTTTACCCGTTTGACGAGGTTCTCAAAATGTTTAATAAAAAAGCATTTGCCAAGGTAAAACCCCCCGCTCCGACCTTTGGCCAAAGTCTTGCGATATTAAAGAAGCACCAGTCAGCTATTGGCCTACGGGACTCGTCCCTCAAGGGGTACAAAGACAGCCTTGGTGGATTCATTCGAAAAGTTGCCGGTAAGAAAACACTTGTCGATAAATTTGACCTATCTCAAATCGATGATGATTTTATTATGGAGTACAAAAGAGTGTGTCTTGAAGGTATAACCGATGAGTCAAAGCTCGCGAGTCGGAAGCGGACGATCAACAGTCGGATCCGTCA